TTAATAGGATTAAAAGTGAAATAAAATTTCATAACATAAACCCCCTAAATTATAATTCAAAAGAAGAGTTACTCTCTTTTATTTTAGGTACACTTACCGATTTTATTGGATATTTATATAAAGAAAAAATCTATTTTTATAAAAACAAAGAAGTTTATCATTTAGATTTGGATTTTTTAGATTTTATGTCTTGGAACATAATTGATGAGATTACAGATAAATTAGATATTAAACAACTACAAACAAACAAGATAAAATATCTGGAAACAAAACATATACCATATCTAATAGATGCAGAAAAAAACAATATTATTAGCAGCCTTTGTTGACCCCTTTCATTTAGAAAAATTTCTAAACATGTTAGAAAGAAGACATTCCATAAAAAAAGAGAGTGTTTTTATGTTTAACACAGAGGGTGAAGATTTAATACTCACTTTTAAAATATTTTTAAATATTGGAGAAAGGATAGATATTAGAAAAGAATTCAGAAGAACTTTACAAGTACACAAAAAGGGTAAAACATTTTTCACAATTAATGCTTTAAATAGATTAATAGAAAGAGATTTTAATTTAACACCTGGTAACATAGACTATAAAAGTCATGAAGTGGAGTGGGATAACTACCAAGATAAGTTTATTCTACTTAAAAATAATGTGTTAGACATTTTAGACATAAAAAGAAAGATTATAGAATAACAGCATATTTATAAGAAAAACTAGTTATGGAAAACGATAACAAAAATAAAGAAAAAGAACTTAATAACAGTCTGAACAAATTTTTAAGTAAAGATAAAAATTGTGAAGGTGAGGAGTGTTTAATTAAAGACAATGACGAATTAGTTCAAAGAGAACATAAAAAAATCATCACTAATGATGGTAGACAATTATTAAGTGAATATACAAGGTAAAATGGAAAAGAATAATTTAAACGAAGATTTAGAAAGATTTAACAACCTAATAGGTTATGACCCATCAGAGGGTAATATAGTATCTGAAGCTAAAACTAGAAGAACTTATCTATCTGAGGAAGAACCAGAAGGTGAAGAAGCACCAGCTGAAGAAGAAGAAATGGAAGGGGGTGATTTTGATTTTGGTGAAGAAGGTTCTCCAGAGGGTGAGGAAGAAGCACCAGCTGAAGAAGTACCAGCTGAAGAAGCACCAGCTGAAGAAGCACCAGCTGAAGATGAGTTTGGGACCGCAGACGGATTTACTGCAGCTGATGAATTAGAAGATGAGGGTGATGTTGAGGAAATTGACGTTACAGCAATCGTTGGTAAATCAGAAGAAGCTAAAGATTTAGCACAAAAAGCGGTAACAGTGGGTGAGAAAAATACAGAATTCTTACAATCTTTAACAGACAAACTAAGTAACTTGGAATCTAGTTTATCTAAAATGGATACGATAGCAACTAAAATAAATAAGTTAGAACAAGATGTTAAAACACCAGAAGAAAAATTAGAGTTAAGATCTTTAGATAGTTACCCATTTAATGTTAACTTAAGTGACTATTGGGAAGAGAAAGCTAATAAAGATAAAAACTATAGAATATCTAGTGGTGAAGAAAACTCAAATGGTGAACAAAAAGAATACGTTATTAAACCAGAAGACATAGATAACTTCAACGATAACGACATTGAAAAATCATTTAGTCCAGAAAGTAACTAAAATAAAATATAAAATATTTTTAAAATTAATGGGGATTTTGTCCCCATTTTTTGTTTTTATGGCTTTACTTTGAAACATATTTGTATTATAATTAGAACAATTAAATAAATTATTAACAAATAAAAAAAAGTAAAATTATGAGTGTACTCGATGCGATTGCGAAACAGTATGAGAAAAACAAAACTGGTGGAAATACTGGTGGAAATTCATACGAACAAGATTGGAGCAAATACTTTGCTGTAAGATTAGAAGATGGAATTGATAGTGGTGAGTCAACAATTAGGATTATGCCTCCTAAAGAAAATGTTCACCCACTTATCAAAGAAGAGAATACACCATTTGATGAAGGTCATTGGCATTCAGTCAAAGTTGGTGGTAAATGGAGAAAAATTTATTGTAGAAAACACAATGATGGTGAGCACTGTCCTTTGTGTGAAGTTTCTGATGAACTATTTAAGTCTTGGAAAGAAACTGGAAACAAAGCTGATAAAGAATTAGCTACTCAGTATTCAGCTAAAAAATTCTATTTAGCTAGATTGATTGATAGAAGTAAAGAAGGTGATGGTGTTAAGTTTTGGAGATTCCCACACAACTATAAAGGTGAAGGGGCTTTAGATAAAATCATTCCTTTGTTCACTAAAAGAGGTGATGTTACAGACCCAAGAGAAGGTCGTGACCTTACATTAATCTTAGGTAGAGATAATAAGGGTTATGCTAAAATAACTTCTATTATGGCTGAAGACGTTGATGTTTTAACTGACCCAAAATCGGAGAAAGCTAAAATATGGATGACTGACGAAACTAGTTGGAAAGATATCTATAAAGCACAACCTTTAGATTATGTACAATTAATCGCAGATGGTGAAACACCACAATGGGATAAGGGGTTAAGTAAGTTTGTGGCTAAAGGAGCAGATGGTGATTCAGAAACATCAATGAGAGCTACAAGTACTACAGTAACAAGTACACCAACTACAGACACTACATTTAGTTCATCAAATAGTGATGACGAACAACCATTCTAAAAATAAAATAAATGGCTAAAAAAGCAGCAATTAAGAAAAAAACTTTCGATATGGAGTCTTTATCTGATAAATTCAGTAGTAAGACTAAATATAAGAAAGATAGATTTATTGACTTAGGCGAGGTATTCCAGAAAGCGACTGGAGTACCTGGTCCCGCCATAGGTCATTTGAATGTCTTTTTAGGGCATTCAGACACAGGTAAAACCACCGCTTTAATTAAAGCAGCTACGTGGTGTCAAAAAAATGACATACTACCTGTTTTTATTATAACAGAAAAGAAATGGAGTTTCTCACATGCTAAACTTATGGGTTTTGATTGTGAAGAAGTTTCTCCAGGAGATTGGAAAGGTTTCTTTTTGTTTAAAGATGATTTCGATTATATAGAACAAATAACAGACTACGTTAACGAAGTATTAGACGCACAAGAAAAGGAAATCCAAAAAGATATTTGTTTCTTATGGGATTCTGTTGGGTCTATTCCTTGTAAGATGACTTTCGATGGTAAAGGTGGTAAGATGCATAACGCATCAGTACTAGCCGATAAAATTGGTATGGGTCTAAACGGTAGGATTACTGGTTCTAGAAAAGAAACATCACCATACACCAATACAATTGTGTTTGTTAATCAACCTTGGGTTGAGTTACCAGACAATCCATTTGGTCAACCTAAAATTAAGATGAAAGGTGGAGAAGCTATTTTCTTAAATAGTACACTTATTTTCTTATTCGGTAACCAAAAGAATGCTGGTACCAATAAACTAAATGCAGTTAAAGGTGGTAGAAAAATCAATTACGCTACTAGGTCTAAAATATCCATTCTAAAAAACCATGTTAATGGTATTGGGTATCAAGATGGTAAAGTAATTGTAACCCCACATGATTTTATTGAAGACAATAAGGTAGCGGAAACGGTTTATAAAGAACAGTACGCGGATTATTGGATGGATATGTTTATCAAAAGTGGTTTAGAGGAGTTAGATGATAGTGACACATCATTTGAAACCGAAACAGTGAAAGACAATATTCAAGGGTTAGCTTAATACACACAATGAGAATAGATTATAATAGGTTATTAGAATTGAATAAAGAAGCTTTGGTTGATGATGATAGAACACAAATGAATGCTTATTATGTGATTCAAATCACAATAGAAAGGTTCATCAATGGAGAACACGTAACCGAAGAAGCTAAAAATTTATTAATCGAGTTAGGTGTGTTAGAACTAACTGAAGAAGATATTGCGAGAGAACAGATTGTTGGACCTTTTAATTTTAGCCAACATGGGACTCAAAACACCTAAAGGGAAACCTAGGAGTACAAAAACACTTATTGTCGATGGTAACGTTCTTATGAAACGTTCTTATAACGGAGCTAAGAACGTTTACCATAAAGACAAACACATAGGAGGTATATCAGCTTTCTATAGTATTCTACGAAAAATAGTAATAGAACATAAGATAGATAAGTTAGTTATCACATGGGATGGTGAAAGAGGTGGTACTTTGAGGTTAGACTACTATCCAGAATACAAAGAAAATAGACCAAAATTTTTCGATAAAGAATACGAGTTACAAAAATTAAGGGTAAAACAATACGCAGAAGATCTTTTTATTAGACAATATGAACATCCAGATGTAGAGTCTGATGATTTAATAGCCTATTATTGTTTAAATAGACTTAAAAGAGAGGACGTTATGATTTATACTAGTGATAGAGACATGTGTCAACTCATAAATGAAAATGTAACTATATTCTTAGCGGATAAAAAAGTTGAGGTTGGTATTGGTAATTACAAATGGTATTTCCAACACCACTACGAAAACGCGGGATTAATAAAGTTAATAGAAGGTTGTTCAACAGATAATATAAAAGGTATTGATGGAGTGACTGAAAACACATTATTAACTCACTTCCCAAAGTTAAAACAAAGTAAGATGAGTTTGGAGGAGATTTTTGAAGAGAGTAGACTAATTCAAGAATCTAGGGGTAAAAAACCATTTAAAGTAATAGATAATATTTTAAATGGTGTCACTAAGGGTAGTCAAAAAGGATCTTTCTATGAGATAAATAAAAAAATTATAGATTTAAATGAACCTTTATTACCAGAAGAGGCTAGACAATCAGTAAAAAGTTTAATAGATTTACCACTAGACCCAGATGGTAGGGAGTATAAAAACGTACTTAAGATGATGATAGAAGATGGAGTCATTAATGTTTTACCAGGTGGTGAAAACGGATATCTAAATTTTATGGAACCATTTATTAGATTGTCAAAAAAAGAAAAAACAAAATTTAAAAAAAAAATCAATTAAAAAAGAAGAGAAATGAAGAAGTGTGAATTTATTTTATACATTAACAAAAACATTATTTGTCAAAGATACTTTAATGTAAAAAGATTTAATAAGAAATCTATTAGTTCGTTTGAAATGTACGAATGTATAACAGATGTGGTGGAATTAATCAATAAAGACCTAAAGAAAAAGTCTAAAGATTATTTATGGAGGTCATATAACCCCTATAAAGAACAAAAACAAGAGGATATTATCAGAGAAGATGTTTTTGAGAATGAAGATATTTTTGACTTAGAAATTAAAGTTGATGATAGGGTAGTTGCAGCAAGACAATTCACTGGAAATTTCTACCAACAAAGGATAAGATATTCAGTAGATATTAGAAAAATGATACCAAAGATCATATCTATAATCACTGAAACCCTATCTAGTGAAAATTTAAATGTGGAATATGGTTCAATCAAATTGAACTGATTATTTATTATTAAATAGTTTACAGAATGAGTGATAAAAAAGTTACGTTAGGATATCTAGGTTACAAATTCCAAACAGAACTCATAAATCAAATACTACATCCAGCTAATAAAAAATTCGCTGATAGAATAATTGATATTTTAGATACAAGTTATTTTGACAATGAATATTTTAGACTTATAATAGCTACAGTAAGAGATTATTTTGAGAGGTTTGAGAAAATACCTAATTGGGATACCTTAGAAACAATTTTAAAGGTTGAGATTAAAGAAAAAATCACACAAGATTATGTTTTTGAAATCACTAAAGAAATTAGAAAGTTAGAAGTAGAAGATTGGGAGTATGTCCAAATGGAATCCCTAAACTTTTGTAGACAACAAGAACTAAAGAAAGCTAATGACAAAATATCAAACATCATTGATAATGGTGAGTTTGGTCGTTATGAAGAATGTGCTGAAATAATGAAAGAAGCTCTCTCAGTTGGAGCTGAAAAAGATGATGGTACATCTAT